TGTTTAAAGATACCTTCTGATTTATCGAAATCTGATATGATTTTATCTACTAAACTAAGACCAGAATCTACTTCTGTTTCCTCAGCACCTAAGTCAGCCACCAATGTATCGGCTGTAGTATCTTCAAACAGACCAGCCTCTAACTGTACAGGCTCACCTCCCTTTCTAGACTTCTCTATAGCTTCTACCTGAGTAGCGTTCTCTGGAGTACCTGCTGCGTTCTTCAGCGCGTCAGACGCTTTAGCTGCAAGCATAACACCATCTATGGAAGACCACATCCCAGATATTTCCTGTTTTATTTTCTCATACTGAGCCATACCTTCTTCTATCATCGGTGTGTTCCTTTATCGTGCTGAAGTTCTTTGTTGTTCAGCTAACTTTCTATTTACCTGAGCCTCTTGCTTAGTGTCTTTTATAGAGTCCATAAAGTTCATGTATCTAGACAAAGCAACTTTAGCAGTCGTTGAGTTAGCAGCTACATTAGCATTTGTTAGAATTTTAGTTAAAGCTTTCCATTCTCTTATCTTTGCTGGCCTAGAAGCTAATTTACCTAAAACAACAGGTGAAATAATTATAGCTGTTGCTACAGGTAACGTCAAAAGACTTCCTGCCGTAGCCGCGCCAGCAACGAGGGTTGGTACAAAACCACCAACTTGAGCATAAGCTTGTGAGGTTTTTGACTGTGCTACTAAACTAAATCTAGCATTACTGTCACCCAATTGTTTTGCTACTACCTCAGCAGTATCTAAAATAGAAGTAAGACGACCAAACATTTGAGGGCCTAATACTTTTTCAGTTAGTTCTCTTTGTTTTTTATATCTTAATGTTTTATTTAAAGTTTTTAACTCAGAAGAAGTAGAAGACATCGGAATTAATCTATTTAGATAACCCCTACGAACTTCATCTAATAACATATCAGATTTCTCTTGAGTTATGTTTTTTCTTGTTTTTGCTGATTTCATAAAGTCAGTAAAAGCTTCAATAGCTTCAGGCGACCCATGTAAAAACTCACCTACTTCACTAGGTTTTTTATCCATAGCTGCGCTTATAATATCCGAATCTAAAGTCTTCTTAGCTCCTTTATACCAACTTCTTAAAACCTTTAAATCTTTTCCATAATTAGATCCTAGCTTATTAGCTGCGCTTAACATAACCCCTTCTAATTGCTCAAAAGCATCTCCAGCATATTTAGCCCCTATCGAGTCTCCAGACTTACGGGCCTGTTGTGCTATATCGCCTATCTTTTTAAGTTGTATACTAACGTCTTCAAAAGAAACAACTTTTCTGTTGTTACCGATTAAAGAATTTACCTTAGCTTTAAAATCGTTAGTGTCTGCTACCGCACCTACTTTTTGAGTACCTGCTTCTTGTGTAAGTTTATTCTTAGCCCACGCATTATAACCTTTTAAATCAATAGATTCAGAAGGAACGTCCTTTAATATAGCCTTTAGAGCAGCACCGTACTCATCACTTAATCCTTTATTAGCTCCAGCGTGTAATTCAATTATCTTTTGACCCATTCCTTCAATAGAGGGGCCGTCTAACAAAAGATCCATTTCTTTAGACAGGGCTTCTCTTTGGGCTATTTCTACTTTCTTTACGCTTTTAGTTAAGTCCAAACCAATTAGACTTATATTTTCCATTAATTTAGCTCCCCAAGTCCCAGAAGCCTGATAGCGTGTTAACGTAGTTCCGTATTTTTCAAATAAAGCCTGAGCTGCTTTTTTAGCATCACTCCTATCTAGACCGCTTTTCTTTATAACTTTTGCACTAATAATACCAAAAGATCCTAATAGCAAGTTACCAGCCGCATCCCATTCCGCAGATTCTACGCTTTGGTCATACGCATCCTGATAATTAAAGTCCTCATCTTTTAAAGAAGATTCAGCTACCTCTCCAGCAAACTGACCTAATCCTGCCGCTATAGCACTTGTAGTAGTTATTACAGCTAATTTAGCTACAGGGTGTTTAACAGCTTCTGCTAGTTTTACCCCTTGTTGTACACCTTTAATGGAACCAATAACTGATACAGCGTCTGCCACTAAGTCCCTCGCTATTCTAGCAGGGGCGTAACTGTCTGCAAACCTATTAAACTCATCAAGAACAACTTCATCTGGCGAACGGTAGGTTGATTCAAACCGTTCTTGAGGTGACATTTCTGAAGGAAGTATAGGCTGTTGGGGTGCATTAGGATCTGGTAACTGAGGAACATCTGCTTGATTAGTTTTTTCATTTTCTATAGCTGCAATTTCTGTAGCCGATAAAAAGAATCCTTCAGGTAAATCTTCTTTACCTCCATCTTGACTAACAGAAGTAGAATCCATATTAAAATAATCTGGTGGTAAATCTCTTTGAGACATTAAATCAACCCCTCTGGATTAAATCCGTATTTCTTTCTAAAATCAGTTATTACACTTTTGTTATTTATCTTAGGATTTGCTATTGCCTCCTTATATAGTTTTATCATAGGTTCAGGCACTCCTATAAACTTATCCCAATTTTGTAGCATTCCTTTTGTATTATTATTTTTAGAGATGTAACCACTCTTAAACTTGTTGTAAACAGCATCAGCGTCTTGAAGTCTAGCAAAAGCCTCTAGCCAATTTGTCAACACTTCTGGGTCTGAACTGCCAGATGGAAAACCTTCCGATATTAATGAAATATCTTTATCAGAAGCAGGGCCAGCAGGAAGAGATCCAATAATCTGAGAGTTTCTTATACGAGTAAACTCAGTTCTAAATTCAGTAACTGCGTCTTCAGTACCTAAAAATGATTTTAGACCTTCTTGGAAGTTAGCCCATGCACCAGAACTCATGGACTCTATAACTTTAGGATTTGAAGCTAATCGCCTCGTAGATTCCGCTTTACGTCTAGAAGTAAGCGTTAAGTTTTGTGCTTCAATTAAAGCCTCTTCTGCTTTAGCTGATAACTCTTCATATCTGACTAATAGGTTAGTGTCGCCATTTGGCTTGTCTGTTGTTATGCTTTCCATGTAGTCAGACAAAGAAGAAACAGTAAAGTTATCAGGATCTAAAGTGCTTAAAAAAGATTTAGTTCCCTTCTGAACATCTTTTATTTTGGTCTGTTCAAGAACGTACTCTTGTTGTTTAGTTACATCATTTGGATATAAGAATTGAGCGTTCTGCATAGGGCTAGTACCAGCAGCCTCTCCTGCCTCTTGTATCTTAGTTTGGTTTGAAACATATTCTTGTTGTTTAGCAGTATCGTCTGGATGTATGAACTGAGCTTCTTGTATTCTAGTAGTTAGCTTAGGGGCTGTAGTAGATTTTTCAGTAGGTATAGGTAATAACTTTACACCTCCTAGACTACCTATTTCATACATTCTATCTGCTGTGTAATAGTCTGTATTATATTTCTTGTTCATATCAGCACCACTCATTTGAGTGTATGTTTGTTGTGCATTACCCTCGCTATCCTTTTTAGGATCGTAAGCTTTCCATTCACCGTTGCTCTTTAAAGAATAAGAAACACCTGCTTTTGCCCAAGTTTTACCTTGCTTTTTTAACTCTTCACCTGAAATACGTTCACCAAATGTTACTGCTTTAGTTCCTTCTGCTGGAGCAGGGGCCTTTCCTACTGTCTGTATGTCTGTTCCGTCAGTATTGCTTACAGATACTACAGTGTCTACCCCATCTATTACTACGGTTTTCATTGTACGAGCAGAAGGATCTGCTGCTGAGTTATAAGTCTGGCCCTCGTATTTATTCATATCTACATATTGAACGGTAGAAGAACCATCAGGATTTTCTGTTTTAATCTCTTGCCATTCAGGAGCTTTAGGAGCCAACTGAGCAGCTAGAGCCATTCCTTTATCAGCCATGCTTATAGCGGCTGTAGGATCAAACGGATTGACAAACTTACTAGCTGAAAAGTATGTCTCTGGTTTAGTCCAATCAGCATCAGCAAACTTCTCTTTGAACTTACGCATACCGATTGCTTTAGGGCTAATGGCTTGACCAAAAGCACCCATAGCCGTAGACATAGCTACGCCTTTCTGTCTTTCCGCATTGAGCATGGCATTGTAGGAAGACTGTACTGTATTTAAAATATTTGATTGTGGCCCTGAGCCGAATAATCCACTAGCCATTATAATTCACCTGTGTTATTAATTATCATTAAGAAGTCAACCAATCCCAAGCACCTGATAGTACATCACCACCTGTGTCAGTACCTAAGAAAGCAGCAGCAGTGCCCCACTTATTAGCAGAACTCTGTGCCCCTATACCTTTATCGGCTAACGCTTGTTGGAATGCAGGTTCTCTATTGAAGCTGTTGATTTCTTGTAGTAATGGAACTGAACCTAAAGCGGCTTGTTGTGATCCAAACTGTTGACTAGCTACATTCTGACCTAAACCAAATAGACCTGCTTGATTCTTCAACATACGGTCTTGCATCTGATTACCGTACTGTTGGGCCTGTACACCCTCTTGGAATCGTTGATTCTCTTGTTCAGTTTCTAATTGAGCTAGGGCTCTTGTACCAGCAGTAGCTCCTAGTTTACCAGACTGAACTAGACGACTCAAAGCAGATTGCGTCTGTTGCTCCCTGAGAGGCTCCCTAATGGCATTTACGCCAGCTAGGTACTCTGAGGCTGCATCAGTAGGATCGAAGCTCTGGTAGGCGTTCTGTGCGCTCTGAAGCTGCCCTAATAGACCTGTCTGAAAGTTAGCGTACTCTGGACTCTCTGATTGACTAAATTGACCTGTATCTGGATCATAACGTGTAGATCCAAATAAATTATTGAAGGTAAGACCTTGAGGATTTCTAGAGGCTGCTAACTGAGAAGTAGGATCACCCTCTACCGCAGTAACTCCCATCATTCCTGATCCTGCTACGCCTCCTGTATTCTTAGATATAATAGTCCCATCAGGTGCTGTTACTGTAGTCACTGTCTGACCATTAATTACTTCAGTGTTAGTAGTATTTCCTGTACCTGTGCCTGTACCTGTGCCATCAGTAGGTAAGTTAGCGTATTCTTGACTCTTCAGTACATCAGCCCGTACATTTTCTATTGTCCATCCTTCATTCAGCATTTTATCACTGTAGAAATCTGAACCTTCTTGACCTAAGTCCCTCTTTAAAACGTCAGTGTAAAGGGCTTTAAGTTGAGTTTCTTGCGCTGTATCATTCTCTTGACCTTCTTTACTGAACCTTAAATCAGCCAATACTTGCGCTCTGGTTTTTCGCCCTGCATTCATTTCTTCAGTGTAGAAATCTAAACCAGCAGAAGCTATATCCCTGCCAAACTCTCTTTGGTATTGGGCCTGTAGCCATTCAGCATCAGTGCCTCCAGTTAATAGAGAATTGTTTGTAGCTGTAGCACCTGTCTCTTGTAGAAGAGCAGCATCAGCAGCAGCAGAGACAGTATCATTATTACCACTAGCAGAGACAGTATCAGTAGTACCTCCACCGCCAGAAGTCACGTTTGAGGTACTGGCTGTTCTAACAGAAGTGTCTCTAGCTAATGATGCTTTCTCAGCAGCACTCATGTTATTCCACTCATCCCCTCCTGCGTTATTTAACTCCATCCATTTGTCAGCAGAAGAATCGTCCATTCCATGTAGAGTCTGATTATAAAAATCTTTTGCAATTTTAACAACTACTTTAACTGGTGTAGGGATTCCATTAATTACATCGTTAGGTAATTCAGATTGCTCATACCAAGCACCTGTATCTGATTGCTGTAGACTACGGTTAGCATAAGGATCTGCGTCAGTATTAAAGTTATCGTAATCTACTACCGCAGTAAGTGCTTTTACGTAATCGTTATTATTTGTTACAACAGAGTTTGCTTTAGCTTCAAGTGTTTCTTTGTATTTTTTACCTTCGGTACTTTCAACTAATTCTTTTAAAACTTGATTAGTGTCGCCTCCTGCGTCTTGTACTTTCTTTACGTAGTGAGCTAATGCTTCTGGAGCAGGTTGCCTACCTAAAGCAGCCGCATAGAGTTTAGCTACACTATCTGTTGCCGCGCCTTTAGAAGCCTGTGTTGTTATAGCTATTTTGTTATTGTTGCCATTTCCTTCGTCTAAAGAAGTGTAACCTGCTGGAGCAGTGCTTAGACTTTTATATGACCCAGTATAGTCAGCCCCCATTCCTTGATTGCCGCTTGTCATGTTGCTAGAGCTATTACTATAAAAATTAGATTCTTTAGTCGCCATTATGCTGTCCTCTTCCAAAAATAAACTACGACATAAGGCTGTACAATATCGTGTGTATGAGCCGCCCCACTTCCTTGAGTTCCAGTATTAGGAGCCCCTGCGCCTCCATTGGTCGTAGCGTATACATTAGCACTTCCATCACCACCACCTAATGTCCAACCTGAAGTATGGGAGTGTACTGGCATCTCAGTGATGTCTAAGGCATGAGNGTCTGTCTTAGCACCGCCTGTCTCTTCTACAACATNAAAAGAAGCGTCTGAAGAATCAATACCTACTANAACCCTACCAGCACCAAAGGCTGACCATGTACCTACNCCTAATAGAGTAGCAGGGTTAGTAGCAACAATAGAAGTGTAGACAGACCCTACAGGGTAAGCAAATCCATTTACTGTAGCTGCNTTAGNNGCGGCAGTTGTAATAGCTGCGGCAACAAAAGCTGTAGTAGCTACTTTAGTAGTTGTATCACCAGACGTAGGAGTAGCTGCGCTAAAGGCTTCTGCTGCATTACCGTTTAACTCTGCTTTAGAGTTGACTGCTGTTTGAATTGCTACAAATTCAGTATTAAAACTATCGCCTGAAATAACCTTAGCTGGATCTGAGTCTGCTAAAGCATCCTTTCCTGACCACGCTATCTGTACCGTGTAATTACTCATCGAATCTTGCCCCCTTTAGCTAAAACGGTCATGCTCTGTAGCGACCCTTTAAACCCTTTAATTAAATTTATCATTTCTATCTGTACCACCTTAGCAGCTTTACTTAAATTAATTCTGTACTCTCTAGGGAAGAACAGAGGTGAGTATTTAGACGCACCATATAAACTTGTACTGGAACCGTATAAAGCAGTAACTCCAGAAGATGAGGGCCTAAGATTAAAAGAGGCTGAATCGCCTTGTGTATTGTTGTAGTCTCTAAACCAGTTAACTGTTACATCCTGCTCACGACCACCGTCTATAACACAAGAAAACTGTTTCAATAGTTTAGCTGTGTGAGGGTTTCCGAAGTCCATCCATACCGTTTTAAATATTGTTTGATATGCGTTATTGACTGCGGTAGATCCTGAGTAGTCTACATCAAAATAGTTATCGTAATCAGCAACTACACCATTGAATGTTTTACCTACAACACTAGATCCTAGTCCAATGTAGAGAGTACCTTCATTAGTAGAAAAGTAAGACTTAGGGCTTCTGCTGAAATCAGTAAGCCACTTAGTAACACGGGGAGTCATGTCTGGATTCTGAGCTTTAAAGTCTAAGATGTATGTTTCATTAATTCCTGTAAACGATAAAATATAGTAACCACCAGAGTGATTAAATTGAGCCTTAATATCGTCTGGACTTGATGAAGTAATGTGTTTGATAATATCACTCTTGACATTTTTAGTCAAGTCTGTTAAGGGCATCTTGTCTTGTATCTTAGTACGATTGAGGGATCTCACACCGTCAGCAGATAAGAATAAAACATCATCACCAAAAGCCTGTACTGAGTCACGGGCAATACACCCTACTCCGTGTATAACTTCATCTAAACCAAAAGTAACAGCACTAGGATCAAAAGGATCATTATAGATAGCTATGTTCTGCTTTCCGAAGATAATCAACTTACCGTTGAATGACTCTAACGCGACTATCTCATCATATCCCCATACTGACCTCATGTTAATTACACCAGATCCAGTACCCTGCCATTTATGATGCTCTAAGGCTTTAGAATAAAATACAGTTTCTTTGTCTTCTGAAATACCTGCTGCCCACAGTCTACCGTACTTAGATAAGATACAAGAAGGGTTAAACGTAGTTACACCAGCAGGGGCTGTATAATGTGATGTGTCTTCTAGATCAGACCAAACCCCAGTAGTTTGATTGTAGTGTATTGGCTTATGTCCTTTTTGGACTGCCACAGCATCATCATCATACTGAACCCACTGCCAGTTATCTGCGGTAATAGTCTGAGGACTGTTTGCAAAAGTCTGTTGAGTAGATGTAGCAGGAGAAGTGCTAAAATTCATCTTAAATATTTTATTATTTGCAGAAGATATTAAAGTAAATGTACCGTCTGTATTTTTATGGTTATGTAGAGACTTTACAGCGTAGTTGCCTACAGAATCAGAGATAGCTCTAATCCCCTTACGAGAAGTTAACCTACCTTCTGAGGTAAGCATTATATTCTCTGCTTTAACCAACCATCGGTGGTCTAGACTAGAAGCGTTAGCCTGAGTGTTTAATCCAAAGACTCCTACTGAGTCTAGCACTAACGGGGATAAGGGTTTAGTTGGCATACCACACAGTCTCCATTTGAGTCTTACCAGCGTCAATCTGCACTGCTCTAGATATTACGTTGCTATACTCTTTTGCAGCTACAGACACTTGAGTGCCTCCGTCCTCGCCTCGTTCAGCTAAGGCTCTCATGTAAGCACCTAAGATAACAGCTTGTTCAATTACATAACAATGAGTAGCTGCTTGAGTGAGCTTATCTTGTGGCTTAACTACGTTAAAGTTAATCTGTCGTATGTCATTAGGTACGGGCCAAATATCAACTACAGTGTCTAGGTTATCGTCTATACCGTTAAAACCATATCCAATAGGTTGTCCTGAAGATATACTAGCAGTAGGAAATACTTTTAGATTTATCTCAGCACTAGACATCTGTTTTAAATGTATTCCTTCTTTTGTGTCTATAACATCTAAAACTTTAAAGTCTCTATCTGCTCCCACTAAAGAGTAAGACATAGTTCCGCTTGTAGTAGAAATAGCAGACGTTACCCGTAGCACTTGCCAATCCCAGTAATGCTCTACTTCATACTTTGCATCATTAACNAAGTCACCAATCATTTTTTGATAATCGGTAGGGCCACTAGCTGAAGATAAATCGCCTGTCCAATCAGAACCTAATTGATCCTCTCTTAGCCTACGCAACACCCCATCTATAATTTCTCTATATGTCATTTATTGAACCTTTCCCATTAAATAAGAACTTAGACCACCAAAAATAGCAGCTAATGCTACAAAACCAGAAGCCATGCCCCTAGCCTTAGCTATTTGAACTGAGTGGTGGTCTATCTCAGTGCCGTGTAAATTAATTCTAGTATCTATGTTATCCAACCTATGTTGAATAGCTAGTTGCTTTTCTTCCATTCGGATAATAGCGTTCATTAGTTCTGCCATTTTATCAACTTTAGCTGTTAGAACTTCTAGACTATTTTCTATTCTATCAAATCGTTGTTCTGACACTTTTAATAAGTCCTTATATAATAAAAAACACCAAAAGCTGCGGCGACTATAATTATAACAATCCCTAGTACGAGTAAACCCTCATTAATATTTGAGTTAATTTTAGCCTGTCTAATCTTTCGTTTTTTAGCATCAGCCTTTTGTTTCTTAAAAAACTCATCTCTGAATTGTTGATACTTGTAATAGCCAAGAAGTCCTTGCTTGTTGAGCATGAACTCTAGTTCTTTCTCCTGCCGCTCTATAGCTTGTTTAGCTTGGTAAGCAGCTAGTACATCACCTGTACCTAGTTTAGCTTTCTGCTCAATAGCTTGACTTGCACCAAAGTATTTTGTTAACGCAGAGCCAGCATCTGCTATTTCCTTTCCGTTACTTAGTGTTTGCTTAATTACTTGAAAAGCTGCATTAGCAATAGCTAATTCTGCTAACATACCCACAACCTCCTTGTGTACTCTTGTGGAATACCGTATGGCTCCCTAGATGGTTGCACTACAAGATACTCTGCGTTTACTCTGTTTACTGACGGTTCAATAAGTAAATCTTGACCTATAGGGGCTAATGACGTAGACACATGAACAGGGTATATTTCTAGTGGGCTAGAGTTCATTATATACTTTGTAGGTTCTTAGCGCAGAAAGCAACAGTAGTTTTTTCTTCTGTCTTTTTCTGGACTGTGTATCCCAACATAGGACTAACAACTAACTCATATTCTAACTTTTTAGAAACATCTATTAATTCTAATCTACAACTTTTAAGAGTTGGGTAACTAGAAATTATAACAGGCATTGCAGGTACTTCAGTCACTGCAAGCATAGTTGATACTATGACAGACCACATTATTTCTTGGTCTTTTTCTTATGAGATAACGGCTTACTAGAAGCAGTGTGTTTTGCACCTGTCATAACTTTACCTGACGTATGTTTATGAGTTTTACCTGTGTACGCCTTACCGTTTGGTAAATAATGAGGAACACCTTTCATATTCAGTATCCTTTTTTCTTTGCTGTCTTAGCTGCTTGTTTAAAGTTTTTAGCTGTAGGTCTACCTTTGGCCCCTTTAGGTTTCATTACTTCTTTAGACCCTGCCTTAATCCTCTTCTTCTTAGCGTTGATATTAGCGTAAAGACTCAAGATCACCCCCTTTTTACCACTTAGTTTTATTAGCCCAGTAAGCTGCACTGGTCTTACCTTTAGCTATGTTCTTACCATGACGAGCCTTAAAACTAGCTCTCTTGGCTTTCATAGCTGCTGATTCGCCAGCCTTAGGTTTACCTGCTGTACTAGCACCCTTCTCACCAAAGCGTATCATACGGTCTTTACCATTGTCTTTGATAAGGACTACATGAGACTTTTTACCTTTGGCAGAAGCTTTGGGTTTATTGTATCCTGCAAACTTCTCACCCCTATACTCTATGCTCATGGCGCAGTAGGCCAGTTAATCGTTGTGGGGAAGTCTGCTTGTGCTGGTACTGAGCGTAGATCAGATCGGTATGTTGTCATATCACTTGTCATAACTACGTCAGACAAAGCGTAGAAGTCG